GAGAAAACTTGACATTCGACCGTGCAAACATGGTCGTGGAATCCGTCAAGGAAGAGGGCACTGATCTTAAGACCCTCTTTATGAAGGGCATCTTCATTCAGGGCGGGGTTAAAAACGCAAATGAGCGTGTTTACCCCGTTTCTGAAATTGAGAATGCTGTAGATACGTTGAACAAGCAAATTAGTGAAGGTTATTCTGTTTTAGGGGAAGTAGATCACCCCGATGATTTAAAGATTAATCTAGACCGTGTATCACACATGATTACAAGCATGTGGATGGATGGTGCTAATGGTTTCGGAAAGTTAAAGATTCTACCAACTCCAATGGGACAACTCGTCCGCACAATGTTGGAGTCAGGTGTAAAACTAGGCGTATCCAGTCGTGGATCAGGTAATGTAAACGATATGGATGGTCGTGTCAGTGATTTTGAAATTATCACTGTGGATATTGTTGCTCAGCCTAGCGCACCAAACGCATACCCAAAAGCAATCTATGAAGGCATGATGAATATGCGTCATGGTCATAGACTTATGGATATTGCTAAGGAAGTTAGCGGCGACAAAAAAGTAGAGAGATACCTGAAGGAGGAAGTAATGCGCCTCATCAAGGATCTCAAATTATAAAGGGGATATCAGCATGTTTGATGCTATCAAACCATTACTTGAAAGTGGATTAATCAAAGAGGATACAGCCCAGGCTCTAAACGAAGCATGGGAAATGAAACTCAATGAAGCCCGCCAACAAGTTCGTGCAGAATTACATGAAGAATTTGCACAACGTTATGAACATGACAGAATGGTGATGGTAGAAGCCCTAGATAAAATGATGACTGAAAGCCTTTCAGAAGAACTTAAAGAATTCCATTCTGAAAGACAAGCAATGAACGAAGATCGTGTCAAGGCTCAGTTGAAACTCAAAGAAAGTGCAACAAAGTTTAATGATTTCATGGTTACAAAATTAGCCGAAGAAATCCGTGAACTACGTGCAGACCGTAAGGTTCAAGTTGAGAATCAACAGAAACTTGAAAAGTTTGTAACACATGCCCTAGCCCGCGAAATCAAAGAATTCGCAGTGGATAGACAAGCAGTTGTTGAAGCAAAGGTCAAGTTAGTTGCTGAAGGTCGCAAGCAGTTGGAAACACTTAAGCAGAAGTTTGTTGCTGAAAGTGCTAAGAAGGTTAGCGGCATTGTTTCAGGTCACATTAAGGGTGAACTATCAGCACTTAAGGAAGACATTAAACAGGCTAGAGAAAATAATTTTGGACGTAAGTTGTTCGAAGCATTCGCAAGCGAATTCTCAGTTACTCACCTCAATGAGAAGGCTGAAACTCGCAAGTTAATGCAGGCACTTGTTCAAAAGGATAAGCAACTAGCCGAATCTGCTACTAAAATTGCGCAAGCACAAAAGTTAGTAGAGAGTAAAGAGCGTGAGGTACGCATTATTAAGGAATCTTCTCAGCGTGAAGAGGTACTAGGAGATCTTCTAGCACCATTAAACGAAGAGAAAGCCGCAGTAATGAAGACCTTACTTGAAAGCGTTCAAACTGCAAAGTTAAAGAATGCTTTTGATAAGTATCTACCAGCAGTTCTTAACACTGGTTCAGAAGTTTCAGCAAAGCCCGCAAAGGCTGCGTTGACTGAATCTAAAGTTGTTACAGAAATGACTGGTGATAAATCTGCCAAGAAGATTGAAGAAGTCGATAGCAATGAGAAAGACAATGTTATCGAAATTAAGCGTCTGGCAGGGCTTTAATAAACGACATAGTTTAGGAGAAATAGAAAATGTCAAAAGTACTATTAGAAAGCCGTTGGGACGAGACCAAAGATGCCCTGTTAGAAGGCTTAAAAGGCACTCGCCGCTCAACAATGGGTGTTATCCTCGAAAACACTCGCAAGCAGTTACTATCTGAATCAACAGCAGGTACAACAACTGCAGGTAATATCGCAACACTAAACCGCGTGATTCTTCCAGTAATCCGTCGTGTTATGCCAACAGTTATCGCTAACGAGTTGGTTGGTGTTCAGCCAATGACCGGCCCAGTCGGTCAGATTCACACTCTACGTGTTCGCTATGCGCAATCATTGACTGACAACTCAGCAGCCGCTACTTCTGTAACTGCTGGTGAAGAAGCATTGTCACCATTCAAGATTGCTCAGGCATACTCACGTGTTCCTTCAAGCGCAACAAGCACAAGTTATTACACTGGTGCTGACACTGCATCACTCGAAGGTAACGGTGGTAAGCAGATCAGCGTACAAATCTTGCGTCAGGCTGTTGAAGCCAAGTCACGTAAGTTGCAAGCACGTTGGACATTTGAAGCCGCTCAGGACGCACAGTCACAGCATGGTATCGATGTTGAAGCAGAAATTATGGCTGCTCTAGCACAAGAAATCACTGCTGAAATTGACCAAGAAATTCTCTTGTCATTGCGTACTCTTGCTTCAACTGAGTTCACATACAACCAAGCAACAGTATCAGGTACTGCTACTTACGTTGGTGACGAACATGCTGCCTTAGCAGTTCTAATCAACCGCGTTGCAAACTTGATTGCACAGCGTACCCGTCGTGGTGCTGGTAACTGGGCAGTTGTTTCAAGTGCAGCCTTGACTGTTCTACAGTCAGCAACAACATCAGCATTCGCACGTACTACAGAAGGTACATTCGAAGCACCAACTAACACTAAGTTCGTTGGTACATTGAACGGTGCAATGCGTGTGTTCGTTGACTCATATGCACCTGACACACAGCCAGTTCTAGTTGGTTATAAGGGTTCATCTGAGACTGATGCAGCCGCATTCTACTGCCCATACATTCCATTGATGAGCAGTGGTGTTGTTCTAGATCCATCAACATTCGAACCAGTCGTATCATTCATGACACGTTATGGTTACATCGAATTAACAAACACTGCGTCATCATTCGGTAACGCAGCTGACTACGTTGGTGAGATTGCAGTTCAGAACCTAACATTCCAATAAGAAGTTTTACTTCTCG